CTTTATCTCCAGCAAAAATAATGTTGTTGGCTGGTGTTTTATTCAAAAAATTGCCATCATATTGGCCTGTGACTGTTTGTATATTTATCACATTGGAGGAGGCATTTGCTGATCCAGTAGCAACATTTGCAAAAACAACAAACACGTTATCTTCTATCGTAACTTGAGTATTGGCCCAATCCACATTTGTAATTGTTGAATATGCACGAAGGTTGTTGGTTGCAGTAAACTCAATGTTATCGTTTGCAAATATGGTATTTCCAATGTTAGCAGCAATGGTGTTAACAAAACGAATGATGTTGGTACTGATTTGACCTTGTCGTGTGTTGGCTTCAATTCTGGCTAATGCAGACGGACCAGCAAATGTGTCCATATGATAACCTTCTTGGAAAGAAGATTCGGTATTCATACTAAATCCGTTTGCACTTCTCAATAAGTATCTTCCTTTGAGGTTCATGCCTGAAGGATGTACTAAATTTAATACCAAATTTTTGTATGTTTTTAGTGCTTGTTCAACAGATAGAACATAAGTGAAGTTATTATAGTCTAAACTTTCCAACACAAGACCTAATGATGATAATTGTCCATCATCGTTTAAATATTTACCTTGACCAACAATCAAACCATCCAAAAATGATGCGTTTGCTTTGGCATTACCATCACCATACCTAATAATTGATGTTGGACCATCAACACCAGTATAATATTTTTGTGGATCTAACTTTAATAAACTAGGTACTCCAGATACGATTCGGTCAATAAACAAAGATTGTGTGTCATTATAATTACCTGAATAATTATAAGTCCTTATTTGATATATGTCTGCAAAAGTATTTGCTGGTGATGCTGTAGATAATTTAAAAATTGAATCTACATTGGCTTTATATGTTGCGACATTAAGTGCTGCGCCTTGATAAACAACATCACCTTTTAATGGAAATTCACTGGAAGATACATTGCTTACTGCCACATCGGCAACCTTTAAGTATACTTGTGGTGTTGAAACATAATCTTCACCAGGATTAATTATATTAATTGTTGTGATTGCGCCTGTTCTATCCGTTGTTGGAGACAATACTGCACCTTCTCCCATGATGCCGTTAACTATAAGTGAGGCATTTGATCCTGTAGAAGTAACCACATTAATTGTTGGTAAAATACCAGAAGTATATCCTAATCCACCTAAAGGAAAAGCCTGTACTGTGTTGTTGCTTGAGTAAATATAATTGGCCGAAATAATAGTGCCGGTGGCGTTAACGGTTAAATTTGCAAATGCGCCTGCGCCAGTGCCACCTATAATTTGAATTACATCGGAGTTAGAATAATTTTGTCCGCCATTTGCAATAACAATTGGTTGTAATATGCCAAGAAATTTGAGATTATCTGTACCAACATCGGTTGTATAATTTGAATCTATGGTTACTACTGGCGCTGATGAATATCCACCACCTTGGTTAATAACATCTACTGAGCCAATTGGACCAACCACAAAAGTCTTAAAAGTTAACGCATTTAATAATAAACTATTTGTGTTGGCTGCAACAGCAAAATTAACATAATTGACTACATTATTGGCGTCACCAACAACGACATTAGCCATAATACCTAATGTATTACTGGTGATTAAAGTAACATTGGCTAAATTTTCACCATCTATTAAGGTAACTTGTGCGGTTGCACCAGATCCACCACCACCGGTAAAAGAAATAACTGAATCAGGAAAGACTCTATAACCATGTGATGGATTTGATACCGATAAACTTTGCACACTACCTAAAGTTGTTTCACCAACTTCAGCCGTTGCACCTATAGGATTATCAACGTCAGGACTTAAACCACCTTCTACAATTACAGGATCTCCAGTTTCATAAAATAATCCTCTGTTTCTTGGATTAATTCTAATTGAAGAAATAACTCCAACGATTTTACCTCGAAGCGTTGTTGCACCAGTTGGTATACTTACACCTTGATTTTGAATGTACACTTCACCATTATAGAAATACACATCAAGATTATTATTGTCTACAACTCGAACAAATTCACCAGACTGAAACAATCGTTGAATGTTTGAAATGAAAATTTCTGTTTTGTTGCCTGTGGCCGATGCGAAGTCTACTGTAGCATATGATTGTGATGTTTCACCAAACAATCTTAAATTATTAATCTTTAAAAAATTTAAATCGGTTGAATTGATTCGTACAGATTTTGATATAATCCATTTGCCATCAGATGCACGAAGAATAACATCAGAAGTGTTAAATGTTTCTGCATCGGAATTATATAATGCTCGAAACAAAAACTGATATGATTTGGCTGTGCCTTTAGCCAAATAAAAGTCCTTGGCTATCTTTAATAATTTTCTTTTATCTGTTAGTGCATTTTCTGGTATATAAGGAAGAAAATCTTTAATAAAATATTCAACAAAACCATCGAGTGTCTTGTCTACATCCATATAATTCAGTAGATTTTTTGCACCATAAGTTACACCTTCACCAGAAGTGTTGGCTGTTAATATCGATCCGTTAGCCGTGTTGGCTGTTTCTAACCACTCATAATACGCCTGAAGAAACGCAACGAAAGTTTCATAACTTATATTGTCTCGAATAAATTCGGGAAGTTGTTGAGGTATTAATAGAGAGGTTTTATAATCGTTTGGTATCATTGATTAAACTTTGGCTACGATATTTACATTAATTGCATTAGGATCTGTGTTATCCAATGTAATTATTTTATCTCTTGAAGAAGAAATAATAGTAGAAGTTGGCACTGCTTGAACACTCAATATACCTAATGGATTATTAATTGCTGACGGGTTAAAATCTACCAGTGTAACAATACCATCATCATAATTAACTGTACCAGCATTCGAATTCAAAATTCGTTTGACACCATTTTCAAAATAATAAGTTCTTAATGTTCCTTGATTTCCCGATAAAGTTGCAACACCAGAAGCAAGAGATCCGTTACCGTCTGTTGAAGTTATTTGAACAATAGCTTGTGTGTAATTTCCACCAGAATTTGTAACTGTAATATTATTAATTTGGCCGTTAACCACCGTAGCTACCGCAGTTGCACCCACACCATCACCAAGAATAGTTACTATTGGTGTAGAGGTGTAACCAAAACCAGGATTAAGGACTGAAATTGATTCGACTGTTGTGGTTGAAGATGGTGTTTCTTCCAAATAAACTGTATCTCTTACCACATTATTATTATTGGTGTCAATAATTTGGAATGTTGGTGTAACACTTATACTTTTACCAAAAATGTCTTTCTTTAAAGGAGTTCCAAATTTTAAAGAATATGTTGTTGGAGAAGTTAAATTTGGCACAATTCTTTTTTGTAGTGTGATAGAAGCATCATTTGTTACAAATGAACCACTCACCGCCTGTACCGTTGAAATTAAGGATGATAATTTAAATGTAGAATTAAAAGTGTTTAAAGTATCTCTTGCAAAACCTTGAATTGCAGTCAAAACCTGAGTCTGTAATTGTGATGATGTCAATGAAGTTAATTTTGGTTCATATAAAATATTTGAATTAATTACCAAATAAGTATAATCAACATCAATAATTCTTGGTTGTACCGTTAATACCGAAATTGGTTTAATAATTTGTTCTTCGATAATTGCTTTTTGTGTTTGAGTTAATAGAAATCCACCACTTGGTTTAATCGCAATGAAGATGGCACCATAAACAGGAGGATCATTTTCTTCTCCACCCCACACATTTACAGCATCAATTGGAAATACACCAGCGTTGTTTTGAATTAGATAAATGTAATCTTCTTTAGTAACTGCCCGTCCTTGAGCTGAATAAGATTTAGGTGCCGTATACTTGATAGATTCAATCGTTTCTTTCTCTGCACCTTGAGTAGCAGCCAAAACAGGAGTTACTACACCATTAGAGAAACCAGAAATGCTGTCCATCAATACAAAGTTGTTCGCTCCTGTTGCAGATGTACCTGATGTAATAATATATGTTACAGTAATTACATTGCCATCAGTTAATGCTTTACCTAAAATACCGTCACCAAAATAAATTTGATAGAAACCGTTGTTGCCCTCTTGTAAGAAATAAGCTGTTGTTTCATTATCTAAAGACAAATAATCATCAACTAGGGTAAACACCTGAGTTGAGGTGTTTGAACCACTTTGTTGAACTGATACTGTGATTGTTGTTGTATCAACATCTGTATCTGGCAATTCAAATATTGCAGTTGGGTTTGCGGCAGAATCATAAGTGAATGTAAGAGTTACAGGTTCACCTTGTTTGATAACTAAATCATTAAAAGTTACTGTATTGTTGGCTAAATTGGTATTTTCTGTAACCGAATTCATTGTCACAAACTTGTAAGCGACTCCATCTATTGCTTCAGATAAAAAACTCGTAAAGATTGGCAAAGTTAAAGAAGAATTTGTAACATTGTTCATTACCAAATCAATTTGAGCCTGTGGAGCTGCTGCTGATTGTGGAGTGTAATTCAATAGTTTGGCATGAGAAACAACCGAAGCTCTTTGTAATGCAGAATCCAAAAACATCTCATTGGCAACCATATTTAAATAGTATGCTTGATATTGTGTATTATATGCAAGAATATCTAAAAGTGTAGAAAGCGCAGAACCTTCGTAATTATAGTCTTGTAGGGTAGTTTGAGCTTGTAAATATCTTTTTAGATTGGTCTTAATTAAATTAAAATCCAAATCCGTAACTTGAATGTTAGAATTTTCGCCTGCCATTTATATCTATTTCTCTCTAAAAGGATTGTAACCGTTGTAGGTAATGTTGCATTTTCAATATAAAATGTGATTGTAACATCATATGCGTTTTGGTCTGGTTTGGCCAACACGGTAATTTCTTTCAACAACGCTCTTGGTTCATAGTTATTAATTGTGTTCTCGACTTCGTTTTGTAGTGAAGCCGAAGTATTATCTGAAATAGGTTCAAATAATAAAGCGTTAATGTTTGATCCTAACTCTGGATTAAAAGGTCTTTCAAAGTTATTTGTTAATAATAAGTTACGAACAGACCTAATTACCGCCATTTCATCGTAACTCAAAGCAATATCATTGGTTACCGGCTTTCTGGTGAAAGTGAAGTCTATGTCAGAGTATAGTTTCTTTATGGTTGCCATTGTTTATTTATTCTGCTCTGGAAGTAAATTCGCTTTTTAACATCTCGAAATGCGCTTAAAAAATTCTTGGGCCGAAATCAAAAAATTCGAATTTTAGGATTATGAATTAATTCTTTCTTTAATCTTGTCAGTACCAACAAAGTTATTGACCAGATAAGTTTCGGTTTCACCCATATTACTGAATTTCTTCACCTGGTTGTATTTGTCTACAAAACTACGCAAATTAGTATAGTAGGTTACATCGGCATTTTGTCTAGTTATCAAAAGTGTGTTGGTATTTGAGATATCCGAAAGAATCTGTGATATCTGTGCTTCTGTTAAATTGTTGGCCGTCACACCATTTGTCAAAGTTACAAGATTATTGGCCAAAGTGTCATTTGCTGAATCTACTTGAGGACCAATCAAAATACTAGTAAAACTACCCAAAATAGGTGAAGTATTGGTTATATTGTCAGTTTGATTGGTGATATACAAGGCAGTTTTACCTAATCCCATGGCCGTGTCATAATATGGATTTACCACATCTTGTCCCACAAAAGGTGTAACACCTGATATTCTATCAGTATGTGCCAAAAATGAAGTTGCAACATTCGCAAGTGTATTTGCAGCTATAACAATCAAATCACAATTTGCAATGTTTTGACTGGCGCCAGTATTTGCCACAGTTATCATGGTTTGTGAAATTGTAATGATTGAACTGGTATTAGAAGCCACGGGGTTTTGATAGTATCCACCAACTGTGTTATTTGCAATATCTTGTGCCTGCCATGTATCAATAAACGCAGGCATAGAGTTTAAATGTGCAACTGTATTTGCAGAAAGATTTAATACATCACCATTAGGGTCACTAAAATTGTAACCTAGTGTTGCATATACTCCTGTTGCATTATTAACTAAAGCCATAATCTAAACTCCAAAGAAAGGTGTCAAAGGCGGACTCGTAGGTCCTCTTGGTGAATTATGTATGTGTGTGTTATAGATGCCTTTGTTAATAATATCAGACATCAATACAGCATTCATAATACCAAATGTTCCTAGAGGTGCTTGAACTGAAGTTAATGAAGTTATTGGTCCTTGTGAATATACACCCAAAATACCTGCATATAATCCAGTACCTGCATTAATTCTTGATTCTGCCGTAATTAAATCAGCCGAAGCAGAGCCAGCAACCACCAAATCAGAATCTATGTACACATGGTCGGCAGCAGCCATTCGAATGGCACCACCAAAGTTTTCGTTAGCGGTAATAGACAAATCACCATCACTAGATTGAGAAATATCTCCGACAACTCTAGTGTTCATTTTACCACCAACTAGAAGGTTATAATCACCCGCCACCTGTACATTGTGGTCACCTTTAACTTCCATATTGGCATCACCCTCAATGGTAATATTACAAGTACCTTTGATTAGAACATT